TAATCTTGAATTCATTTGATGCGTGTATTGACAATATTCGACAAACAAAAAATCTTTGTCGTAGTCACTATGTCCATTGGATTTTTTTTCTTCCATGTGAATCTCCTTCGTTAAAACTGTTGCAATCTTAAAACTATTTTTTAATGAGTGTCAAATATATTTACACAAATTAATTAAAATAATAGTTGTAATAAATAAATAGTTCCTGTATCTTTACAATATAATTTTAATTAAACAGGAGAAAATTATGAAAAAATTAGAAGATAAAATATACACGCATAAAGGTTACACCATTCTTAAATGTGAAAGTGGAAGTGTTTATGATAATAATAGAGCTTACTACTACATGATTAAAAAAGGTAAAGAAGAAATTAGAGGTTTCTATAGTGGAATAAATACTCTTTCTTACGCAATATGGACAATCAACCAAATGGAGGAAGCGTAAGCTTCCTCTAGGAGAAAATTATGAAATTTACTAACAGAGAAATTAGAGCCTTACTTAAAAAACAATATAACGATTCTTATATATCAGATGTTGAATATGTACATTATGAAATGTTTGTTAATGATCTTTTAGGTAGCAATATAGAAAGAGATTTAGATAAAAGACCAATTGGATTAGAATCAGGGGGGAGTAAATAATGAAAACAGTAGATGAAATGATTAACGGAGAACACGAAAATTATAAACAGTATCTTCAGTTAAAAAGAAAGAAAGCTAAAGAATTAAAATCAAAAAAAGATTTAGATTCTGTAGAAAGAGAATATTCTTTTAGAAAAAAAATATCTAAGCTACTTAACCAATATGACTTTTTGCATGTTGCTTTTGATGGTGACGAAGATGTTTACACTACTTGGGTGTGGGGAGATTTTGATGAAGATGATCAAAATGACCCATATTTTGATGAACATTACTGCGACTACTATGAAGAAGCTTATGAAAGATGCTTGGAGTATGTCGAGCTGCGAGAGAACAGGAGTAAATAATGAAATTTGAAATAGAAGCAAAAAGAACAAGAGTTTTAATAGAAAACATAAAAGGCACAATAGACATATCAAAAAAAGAAGTAATGCGAGTAACAGATTGCCCAAGTGTTGAAGATGGAGATTCAACAGCTTGGTATTCTTATATTGAAGAAGCTGTAGAACTAGGTGCTAATTTTAAATCAGATATAAAAGTTACAGGCAAACAAGGACAACAAAGCGAAGCTGAATATACTGATGTCAAAATAGAATGGTAAGGAGTAAATAATGAAAGCACCTAAAAACATAGACTTTTCATATCACGAACAGCGTACCGATTTCGAACTTTATTATGGACAGCTTTATATCGATTATCGAAAAGAGTGCCATCTGGCTCACGAAAATTTCTTGACACAAAAGAAGTGGTTGCTGTTAAATTACGATTTCATTAAACAACAATACGAAGGGAGAGAGAAATGAAAAAAACAAAATATTGCATTTATCAAATAGTACCTAATGGAGATACACTAGAAGAAATAACTGTGCATGAGTTTTACAATTTAAAAGATTGTTACAAAAAGTTTTTAACCTTAGATGATTCAAAGACAGATTGGCGGTTTTGTAAACAATATATTGCAAAAGAATATATTGATGCAGGAAACATTGAACATGACTGGGAACAAGATTTTGATTTTGAAGGTAATGATGATTGCTATGTTTCTACTTATGTAGAAAACTGGCAAGAATTTGTAAAACAAAAACTAAAAGGAGAAACAAATGATCTTAATAAAAGTTAAATATGACAATGACTGGTTACCACCAATGAAGTATCACGATCAACAACAAGCCATCATCAAGTACAAGAAGCTGACTGATGCTGGACATCAAGTGGAGTACATTGACCATGAGTAACAGCGTAAACGAAATCATTTGGGAAAGACTTTATGAAGAAGCACTTGCCAAAGGTATGAAACGAGTTGCAGCTATTCATTATGCAAATGATGAATTTGATAAACAACCACAACCATGAGATTTAAAGTAAAGGGTCAGGCGATCTTTGGCACTTATGTCAAAAGATTAAATGACAAAATTGTAATCTACGATGAAGAAATAGATAAATATGTTTCCTATCATCCTCACCAACTGGAACGAACCTATGACAAAGACTAAAGAAAGAAAGAAAATAAAAGCTGATCACAAGTTGGCTAATGCTTGGCAGAAAGCAGGTGAAAGGCACACTAAAAATTATGAGAAGTTTAAAAAAGACTTAGCACCTGTTATCAAAGACATTATCAAAAAAGATGGGATTAATACTTTACAAGGTATTGCCGATGAATTGACCAAACGCAAAGTAGCGACAAGATCAGGCAACACGAAATGGTATCCTTCACAAATTAGAAATTATTGGGATAAATGAAAAATAGAAATTTAGAAAATCACAATAATTGGGCAACACCAAAAAAACTTTATGAAGATTTAAATAAAGTTTATAAGTTTGATTTTGATCCATGTCCACTCAATTCAGAATTTGATGGTTTAACTATATCTTGGGGAAAAAGAAATTTTATCAACCCACCTTATTCAAGAAAGTTGAAAGAATCATTTGTAAAAAAAGCTATTGAAGAATCAAAAAAAGAAAAACTCTGTGTTATGCTTTTGCCAGTAAGTACAAGCACAAAACTATTCCATGATTTTATACTACCGAACATGACTGATTTATGGTTTTTAAAAGGTAGAGTTTCTTTTATTGGCTTCAATACTAAAGGAGAAAAAGTTGTAAATGGTAAAGGGATGCACGATAGCATGATAGTTATTTTTGATGGCACTGGTTTACATAAATTTTGATACAAATAAATGCACAAGATTAAAACCATTAAAGAACACATTGAACTTTGTGAAAAAATTAAGAAAGAGAATAAACAAAAAAAGAGAAGGAGAAACAAATGACCGATGAAAAATACCCAGAACATCGCAGCTCTGCGATTGGAAAGCTAACCCCAGATTTTGAAGTATCATGCAGTGTTGTGTGTGATGTTTTTAATGTCAATCCATACACGAACCCCAATGAACGACTAAAATTATGTCACGATGCTATGAATGGCAAAGACATTAGTTTTGAAACTAATAACGCTATGGATATGGGCAACAGGTTAGAAAAAGCTATAGCTTTAGCTGCCTTTGATCGCATTGGTTTATTAGACATTGAATTAGAAGTAACTGAACCTGTTAGACACCCCAGTTTAATTTTAAATGGTTCAGTGGATTGTTATGGCGTTGCTGATAATTTATTCATTCAAAGAGATGTTGATAAGGGTTTTTATCTGCCAGAAAAAGCAGACGATGAAGGCATTAAAATAAATGGCAAAGGTATTATTGAAATAAAAGCTACTAATGCACCTCATCAAGAAGCACCACCTCTTTATCGTGGGGTACTACAAGTAAAATCATTAATGGCTTGTACTGGCTTAGAATGGGCAGTAATCGCAATTTTAAATGGTACAGACCTTAGATGTTATTTCTACGAAAGGGATTTAGAGTGGGAAGAAAAAGACCTTGAGCCAAAGATTAAAGACTTTAACAAACGCATACCTCACTGTGATTATTATTCACCTTTTGATACTCAAGATGCAGCTAGAATTAATCCTGTAGACAATGGTGAAACGACTGAACTAACCAAAGTAGCTCAAACACATATTGATAATATACAAACTTGGGAAGTTCAGGCAAAAGAACTTAACGATCTAATCCAAAATTCTAAGACTAAGTTAATGGAAGAAATGGGCGAATCGCAACAAGGCTTTTCTAAAACTCACAAGGTCATTTGGAAAACTGTCAATTATAAAGCCCAACCAGAAAAGACAAAGGTAACACCAGCAAAAGATGCTTATACACAAAGAAGATTTAGTATAAAAAAACTTGAAAAATAATTGAAATAATACTTGTAATTAATAAATAGTTCCTGTATCTTTACAATATAATTTTAATTAAACAGGAGAAAATTATGAAAAGATCATACAAAAGAGAAGAAACAAATATTATTAAAAAACTTAATAAGTTGTTACCTGAATGTGGTGCAACTCCCATTTCAAAATTTTATGATGATGATGAGAGAATCGGAATATGGTTTAGAGGTAGTGAAGAAACTGCTTCTGATGGTATTTCTATTTTTTATGAAAACGATAATTATGAAGATAAAGTTCATCCAATTATTGAAGAAGTTCTTAGTCAATATAAGGGTTGGTATTCTGAACCTTATGATTCAGGTACTTTAATGGCAGGATTCTAAAACTTTAAAATCTAACCAAAGAAACCCACTTTAATTAGTGGGTTTTTTTTATGCTTCGTCTAAAACAAGTTGTGCGTTTCTTTTGGCACGATTAGGAACTTGCGTAGCATATTTTGAATCTAACAGTTCTTCAGCAGCAGTTTGATAATCGACATCTTCGATAGCTTCTAAAAATAACTTAAATTTTAATAAGCCTTTAATGCCCATGTTAAAACACATATCGCATAAAACCATTCGTACATTAAAAGGTTCATATTTCCAATGAGGTAATTCACGATCTAATTCAACAAATACATCGTCAATATCGTTGCTAAACATATATTCTATTTCAGCAAGTTTAAGACCTTTTGTTTCCAAGTTCCTACCCACGCCCACACTGGCATATCCTGATTCACAAGTATAAACTCTATATTCTAAACCTTCTTCAGCTTTGATCTTGCTTTTTAATTTTTCGATAAGTTCTGTCGTTACACCAACATCATCTTTCATTTTT